ATGAAGGTCAAAGAATTCTTGGGTGCACACCCGAAGAAGCGAGAGACCAATTCTCGAACTACGTTCTTGAAACAGTTGATCGCATCTGCGAAGGAGCCGACGTCCCTGCAGAATACTTTGTGTTCTCTAAACGGGACGCGTACTCAGCCTTAAAGCTGGAGGTCACAGAAAGTAACCCGTATCCGCGTTTTCGCACGATTCAGGCCTCTGAAGTGACTTTCAATTTCATTTGCACGATGTACCTTAAGCACATCTCTGAGATGCTCAAGCTTGAGCTCCCATGGATGTTTGTTATTACCAATGAAGACCAATGGAGTGAAAAAGTTTACAAGCGATTGTATCGCAAAGCCCACACCATAGGAATTGACTACAAGCGATTTGACAAAACCCAATCACCCACCGTTGTCGCCTTCATTGTGAAAACGTTGCTTAAGTACACACACGCTCCCACAGCTGTTGTTGACTGGATCGTGAAGAACATTTCTCAAGCAACCCTCCGGATGCCGGACGGTACGCAGAAAGTTATGAACGGAACGAACCCTTCTGGTAACTACCTGACGACACTCATCAACAGTTTCACACACAGGCTTTACAACCTGTACCTCTTCTCTGACATTTTAGGCATTGAACCTTCGCAAGTTGACTCGCGTTGTGTTTCTGTTTTGTTATCCGATGACGGCATTGACGGCTGTTTTCGGAAAAGCGACGCACAAACAATAGCGCGGATGATACCTGCCAAAGCTCTTGAAGCCTTCAACATTACGGTCAAACTACAACTCCTTGACGGAGAACCGTTTCCGCCAGGTTTACTTCCGGTATTCCTTGCTGATGCGTTTGTAGAACGAGGGAACTACTGTTTCCGCATCCCAGCGGATTTCAGGAAACGTCTTGCGAAATTCCAGGTCGACGTCGCCAACAACGACACCGCCTTGAACGTCCAGATGGTCTCTGGTGTGCTTCAAAGCGCCCGAGGCTTCCTTCAAGTTCGTGCCAAGGATCCCAAATATCCATGGCCAACCGCTTTTGTTGACTTCTACGCCTACTATGTCACGGTAACCAACAATTGGAACCAAAGCAACCCCGCACACAAAGTCAGAATTTTGACAGTCGAGAATTCCTTGACATCCTATGTCTATCAGGAATGACTAGGTGGCGCGGGACGCGCCTCTCATCGTGTATTCTTTGTACAACAGTATCAAGGGGCAATACATTTTTGTGTTGTTTTATGCATGGCGAACGAAGCGCAGCGAGAGAAAAGACGAGCAAAACGAGCAAGGAAACGGGAAGCCGTGCGGTCTGGACTAGTCACCCAGAACCACGGTGGACCACACAAGGCCAAGCAAGGAGCAGCAGAAGGAAAGTTTTCACACTACCGGACGCCGCACCAAGCGAAGCAAAAGATCACAACAGAACTGATTCGCGTGGGTGGGAATTCATCCCAAACACGCATTGTCAAAGCCATCCTCCATCAGGTGATGGAACCAGCGACCGCGTACAGCGTACGACTATCGGTCCCGGGATTCGTTGCCTCTTTAGGGACAGCTCTTGCCAAGACAATCAGTACGGAGACAATCGATTGGACAAAGGCTCCCGCCGTCCAGCCTGATTGGAACCCAATGCTGCCGCGTGACGGTGGTGCCATCGAGCTACTTGGCGACGTGGGACACCAACCCGTGGTTTTGCTGAGGGATCCTGTCGTCTCTCACATTGTTCGCACCTTCAGACCAGTCGGGACTGCTGTTGCGTACTATGACATTGAAACTGCGTTTTTGACAAAGCAATCACAAGCTTTCTCGCCAAACCCGCAGGGCTATCATTTCCAG